GTTTGCCGGGCGCCGCCGGCAAAGTTGCCGGCGTGGCAATTGGCTCGGGCTTGTGTCGATTGGCTCGCGCCGATCCGGGCGCCGTGTCGAGGCCTCGGGCGCCTCGGGCGCCGCGTCGAGGCCTCGGGCGCTCCCATGGAGGCCTCATACCAGGTTTGATGGCCCCTAGATCGCGTTTCCAGCCTCGCCAGCGGCCAAAGGCATGCTCCCAGGTGTCGCCCTAGCCGCCAGACCGGAAAAGCCGCTGGCGAGGCTGGAAACGCGCTTAACGCTACGCTACCTAAGCGAGGCGCCCTTGGCGCCTTTCGCCCGTCGCCCTCGGCGCCCGGGCTTGGCAGGATCAAGGCGCCGCTTCGGCCCCACAAGCTCAAAGCGCGAAGGGCGCCAGCGGAACCGCTGGCGCCCTTCGGATTGTCGAGGCCTAAGCATCCCCCTCGGGATTAGTACCGGCGCCAGCGGGCTTCCATGGCGCGCCAGCGGGTTTCGTGGCGGCGCCTCGTCGCCTTTGACACGGCGCAAGCCATGGCGGCGACGACGAGGGGAAACAGGATCAATTCGACCATGGCTCAAGCTCCCTTCGGCGCGGCTTTGTCGAGTTGCTTGACGAGATGCGCGAGGCCGGTCGTCGCCAGCGCCGCGCAATCGTTCACGTAAACGACGTTCTTGGCGAACGTCGTCGCCATGTCGCGAAGCTCGCGCCCCGTCAGCATCAAGCCAATGCCGAGAACCTCGACGCCCTTCGCCGCCAGCGCCTTGCACTGTATTTCGTTGGCGCGGCTGTCGAAGCTGTCGAGGCCGTCCGTCAAGACGATCAGAATTCGCCGTGACACGGCGCGCACGCCAAGCAATTGCTCGGCGCAATGCTTGATTGCCGGAAGCATCACGGTCCCGCCTTGCGCCCTGATGCCAGCGGCGAAGCTTCGCGTCGTGTCGTTCCACGTCGCCTTCATCGGTTTCGGAAACGACATGCTGGCGCGGTCCCCACTAGCGTGACGGAAAGTTGCGATCTCGAAGCGCACGCCAGCGGCTTTGAGCGCGTCGCCCATGTGCAGCGCCATGGCGCGCGCCGCGTCGATGCGCTCGCCTTCCATCGAAGACGACACGTCGATCAGCAAGGTGACGGCGGCTTCCCGCCCTTCGTCTTCGACGCGCTTGCGAAACACCGTCTCGGCGCCGCTGGCGAGGCCAGCAACATTGCGCGTGTCGAGGCGCCCGCTTGTCTGGTAGCGTTCGTTGCCGACGCGCTCGGGCGCCTTGACGGCGCTGGTGACGTGGCGGCGAAGCTTCGCTGGCGTCGAGATGACGGCGCCCATTTGCTTCGCGTTGCCGCGCCGCGTGCAATCCTCGACGCGCGGCGCGCTGGCATTCAAGACGGCGCCAGCGAAGGGCGCCTCTTGCATGCCTTGCGCTGTCGACAACTCGTCTAGATTGGCTTCGCTGTAGTCCTGCCCCTTGTCGGAAAGATCGGGCGAGGGCGCCTCGTCGTCGCCTTGGCTTGCGTCATTCGAGAGGCCAGCGCCGTCGCCGCCCTTCCCGGCTTTGCCTGTCTCGCCGTCGCGATTAGAGGCCTCGCCAGCGGCTTCGCCGTCGTCGTTCTCGTCGTCGTCGCCCTTGTCGCCGAACGGGCTTCCTGAGCCATGCGAGGCGCCTTGCTGAGCGTCGTCGCCTTCGCCCTCGTCGTCGCCTTCGCCCTCGTCGTCGTCTTCGCTGGCCTCGTCGTCGTCGCCTTCGCCTTCGCCAGCGCCTTCGCCCTCGTCGTCGCCTTCGCTGGCCTCGTCGTCGTCGCCTTCGCCAGCGCCAGCGCCTTCGCTGGCCTCGTCGTCGTCGCCTTCGTCGCCCTTCGGCGTCTCGGGCTTGCCTTCGCCAGCGCTCGGCGCCTTCGGCTCGGGCTTCGTCGCCTTCGCCATGTCGCGAAGCTCCCGGGCGAGTTGCAACGCGTCTTCGGTCGAGGCCAGCGCCGGGAAGCGTGCCAGCGCATGCTCGAAAACCGGGATCAGGTGCTTCGCGACGCGCTTGCGCCAATCGCCCGGGAAGGCGGAAACGTAGCCAAGCTTTTCGCTGAAAATTACCAGCGTCAGGATGAAGGCGAATTGGTTCTCGTCGGCAATGTTGAAGGCGGGCTTTTCGGCGGCGCGCTGGTAGATGTGCGCGTTGAGAATTTGCAGCAAGCGGCGTGCCTCGGAAACGAGGCGAAGGGCGCCAGCGCTGGCCTTGGCTTCGATGCGGCAATCCTCAAGCGCATTGGTGAGCATGCCAAGGCCTTCGCGCTTGGATTGCGCCACCGTGTCCCAATTCGACCAAAGCGCGTGCAAGAGTTCGTGAACCGTGTAAGCCGCGATCAAGTCCGCTTGCCAGCGAGGCACGCGCACGTCGAGCGGCAGCGCCGGCATGGCGAGCGTCCAGGTGCGGCGCCCGTTGTAATTCGTCTCGCAAGAGATGGCGGCTGTCCCGGGATAGGGTTGCACTTTCCAAAGGTCGTGAGCGTTGCCGCCATTGGTCACGTAAAGGCGAAGGCACGTCTCGCGCGCCGCCTCGTAAATTTCCATCGGTAAAATCATCTTCGAAGACATGGTGTTGGTTCCTTGGTTCAGGTTACGGTTTGAAGCATTGGCGCTTCGTGAGGCGGCGCGCTCGGCGCCGCCCTTCGAAGTGTCATTCGCCCTCGGGGAACTTGATGCCGGTCGCGCTCGGCTCGCCCTCGCCCTCGACGCTCGGCGCCGCTGGCGCGACGAGGCCTCGCGCGATGGCGTCAATCTCGCCATGGCGTGACTTAAGGGACGTGGTTTCGAGCATGATCAGCGCCTCGCGATCCTCGGGCGCGCTGCCCTGGATCACACTCGACAAGAAGGCGACTTGCGAGCCAACGCCAGCGCGAACGGCTTTCGCCCAAGCAATGAGGCGACGAGGCGTCACGCCAATGGTCAAGGTCCCGGCGCTGGCTTCCTTGCGCGTGGCGCTGGCATACTCGACCATGATGCGCGCCGCCTTCTCGGAAAGGCGGGCGCGATGCGCCAGCATTTTCGTCTCGCTGTCGGCGTCGAGATAATCGAAGGCGATGCGCAAGGCGAAGCGATCGAGGAACGCCACGTTCACAGCACTCGTGTCGACATAGCGCCCGCTGTCGTCGCCAACGCCAGCCGTATTGTCAGCCGCGATCACGAAAATGCCTTGCGCCGCCTCGACCACCTCGCCAGTGCCAAGCCAAAGCTTGCGCGTGTCGAGGGCGGTTTGGAACACGGCAAGCGTGCCGCTGCGCAAGAGTGTCGGTTCGTCAATCAGGATCACGGCATAAGGCGTGCGAAACGCCCTCGTAAGCTTGCCGTCTTGCCATTCCATGCCACCGCCCTTGGCCAAGACCATCTGGCCAATCAGGTCGACGGGCTCGGTCGTCCTGTCCATGGCGATGCGGAAGAACGGGCGCCGCATGCGCGCCGCCCATTGCATCGCGGCTTCCGTCTTGCCCGTGCCAGCGGCGCCGAAGGTCCAGACGTTCAAGCCTTCGCTGTCCATGGCGGCGAATTGCGCCACGATCTCGTTTTGCCAAGCGTAGTCTGGATCAAGGCTTGGCGCGCCAGCGAAATCGCACACTGGCAGAAGCGCGTTTTCGAGCGCGTGCTTCAAAGCCGCGCCGCCCGCGTTGCGCCGCATGCCGAAAATCTCGCGAGCCGGCTTCCAATGCGTGACGTTCACGACGGGCGGCGTCGAGGCGCCAGCGCTCGGCGCGCTCTTGATCACGACGCGCTCCACGACGCGCTCGCGCGGCGCCGTGACGGCGGCTTGCGCCATGGGTGCCAAGAGTTTCGGCAACTCGGCTTGCAGCCATGGCGTCATATGCACGCCAGCGGGCGCCAGCGCTTCGGCAATGAGCGTCGCCGCGTCGCGCCCTTCGAAGCTTTCGCTCGGCGCCGCCTCGGGCGACGAGGCCTCGGCGCTCGGCGCTGGCGCCGTCCCTTCTTCGTCGTCGTCCCGGGCGCCGCCTCGGGCAATCCACAGCGCGTGCCTGTCAGCTAGATCAAGGCCTAATGCCTCGCACGCGGCGCAAATCTCGTCGCGGCCCCAAAAGGCGGGTTTCTTGGCTTGCGCCTTGCGATATTGCTCCCACCCGGGAATGGCAGTGAGTTCGCTCTTGATCTCGTCGCGGAAAGCGCGAGGCATGGGGATGTGCGAAAACTTGGACATTTGTCGTTCCTTTTCAATGGGTTAGGTCTCATGGCAACTAAACGACACGTCTAGCGCCAAAAGACACTTACCATGGAAAGACACTACGTGTCAAAACGAAAGGCACGTTTGCCCTGGACTTAAAGTTCCCCTCGGGCTTCCCTCGGCGCCGCCATGGCCAGCGAAACGCAGTTCACCCGCGAAGACTGGCGCCCGTCGCGCAAGAGGGCGACGAGGCCGCGCAAACATGCTTGGGGAGGCCAGAAGCGCGCGCCGCTGGCGTTCCTTGCCGCTGGCGCCCTTCACGGCTTCGGCAAGGGCACGCAGAAGCGTTGCAAGGTCGACGGGTGCAAGCGCTTCGCCTTCAAGCATTGCGGGCTTTGCCGCTTCCATCTCGGGTCGCGCTACGAGGCTCGCCAGCGCCCGTTTGTTTTCAAGCTAGGGCGACAAGGGCGAGCGCGTCGAGAGGCGCCAGCGGGCTTCCAATGCGCGCCGTGAGGCCTTTCCGGGCGAAGGCATCGAGGCGCGAGGCCTCGGGCGCCTCGGGCGACGAACTTGCTAGGCAAACGTTGGAGGCGATTTGCAGGGAGGCGGGAGCACCGGCTTCGGCTCGGGCGCAAGCGGCCAGGACCTTGTTGGAGGCCTCGGGAGCATTGCGTCAAGGCGCCTCGAACGGCGCGCCGGTCCCCTCGGAAATGACTTCGGAAGAACTAGATTCGGCGCTGGTGTCTTTAGCTGGCAAAGACACGGAGACACCCTCGCGCGCGTAGGCGCGCCCGCGCACATGGGCGCGCGGGCGCTCGCGCGCGGGCAGGCCCGCGTGTCCGCCCCCGGGGGTGCCTGCGCGTGCGTCCGTGGCCCGGGCCCGGTCCCTGGAGAAAATTCTCCGTCGGCTGAAGTTTCGTCCGTCGGCTGAAGTCCGGGATTAAGTCCGTCGGGCCGGGACCTGATTCCCAGCTTCAAAGGCCGTGCACAGGGGCGGGCGCGGTCCTTCTGTCCTTGATCGAGATGTCCGGTCGCACGCTGTCTTTAGGGAGGGGTTCAGATACGTCGAGACGCTAAGAAAACCTAATTGGACTGCGGAAGCAAACGGCAGGGATACTTTATTGCAAGACGTATGCCAAAGGACCGGCCCGGCCCCCCTTGCTTTGGCCGCGTGTCTCGGCCAGTCTCCTCGGCCTCTCGGCTTTAGTGTCCCAAGCAAGCCAGGGAGAAGCCGCCCGGGACCCCGGTTGATCTTGCCCCTTTCGAACCAGTCCCGGGCGGTCTTGTATCCGTGGCAGAAAATCGGTAATTTCTGCCGCAGCCCAGCCACTCGGCCCCTCGGCACGGCCCTTCGGTGTCTCTACGCAGGACTGACGTTGGCCGGGTTTCCCAAGCCTCCCTCGAAGATCGTCCCTTTCCGCTCGGGCCCCGTGGCGCCTCACGACCTGGAGCGCCAGTTCGACGAGCACGCCCGCGCCTTCCGCGAGATGATCGCCTTCTTGCGAAACATCGTGCGCGACGACGGCAAACTCAGGAATGGTTTGGTCGAAGCCGAGCAGTTTAATCCCGATCTTTTCCAGGCCTTCTCCCAGCGCCTCGTGAACGAAGCCGGTCAACTTCTTGGAGAGGTGCGCGGCGTCGCCGCGAGTGCGCTAAGTGCCGCCGCCGAAGCCAAGGCGGCACTCGAAGAGATCAAGGCGCGCGAGGAAACCAGCGCTAATAACGTGGGCCGCTCGCTGGCGGCTCTACACGTCGTCCGGGAACGCCTGAACGCGATGCAGGAATCCCCAGCCCCCCAGGTAGTGACGCCTGCCTTGCCGACCGGCGTTCTCGGACACGACGCGGGAGGGTTTTATGGCGTAGACACGGGCGCCGCGCCGACTGCGCAAGACTACGCGCAAGTAGCCATCGACTGGGCCGAATACATGCCCGGCACCATCCCGCCGAACATCCTGGCCATCAATGCCATCACGGGCGAGCACTGGTCTTCCCGCTGGTGGGCCATGAAGGCCGGGAACGCTTTTGGGATGATGGCCTGGTGGTATCAGGGCGCTTGGCCCCTACCAGGACCTCCCACGACGCCTCTCACTCCGACGGGCGATCCGATCCCGGTGGGCGCCATGTATTTCAACACCACCGACGACGCCATGATGGTGTGGGACGGCGCCGCCTGGATCAACCAGAGCGCGCCGAACAAGGCGGCCACCATGTCGATGTATTACTCGGCGACGGTGGGGCAGACGGTCTTTCCGCTGAGCGTGCCCGACAACGCGGGCCTGACCTTCGGCTTCAACCCGAAGGCACCGGAAGGCATTCACACCTTCGTGAACGGGGTGCGGATCGAGCCCAATTACGACTACACGGTCGATATTCCCAACTCTACGATCCATCTTCTGAGAGGGGTCCCCGGCGGCGCGGTAGTCGGCTTCGACGTGCTGACGCCAGCCTCGCAGCTTAGCCCTGCTGGCAGCGCTAATACGGTGCTTTTGACGCAGATCGTCCCGGACGGCACGACGACGACCTTCGCGGGCCTGACAGTGGCGGCCAGCGGCAATCCGGTGAGCGTGGCGCGCAACGAAGAACTGCTAGTCAGTGTCGACGGCGTGCAGCAGCAGCCGGGAGTGTCCTATGCGGCTTCCGGCGCCTCGATCAGCTTTACCGAAGCTCCTCCTGCCGACGCCAAGATTTTTATCCTCTGGTTCGGTCCCAACGCTGCCACCGGCACGGGCGACGTGACGAGCTGGAACGGGCGCGGCGGCGACGTGACCTTGCTGCTCTCGGACATCACCGGGATCGGCGGCGCGCCCATCGCCTCGCCGAATTTCGGCGGCACGCCGACGGCGGCCACGGCATCGCCGGGAAGCTCGACAACCCAGTTGGCGACCACGGCTTTCGTCACCAGCGCGCTCTCGGCTTCGGGCGTGGCCACTTTCAATGGCCGAGCTGGCGCCGTCACTCTTCAGGCCTCGGATGTCACTGGCGTAGGTGGCGCGCTTCTCGCTTCGCCGAACCTCTCTGGCACGCCGACGGCGCCGACGCCAGCACCTGGCGACAACTCAACCAAGATCGCTACGACCGCCTTCGCTGCGGTGCTGGCGGCGCTCGGCTTGCAGAAGGCCAGCAATCTCTCGGACGTGGCCAGCGTGCCGACAGCCAGAGGGAACCTCCTGGCGGCGCAGTCGGGAGCGAATGGCGACATCACGGCCTTGACCGGGCTCACCTCGGTTCCGGCCATCGTGCAGCAGACGCTGCGCGGCTTCATCGGCGGCCTGATCACGGCGTGGCAGAGCAACACCACGATCCTCGTCAATAGCGGCGTGGCACTCAGCGACGACATGACGACGCTGATGACCTTGCCGAGTGGCCTGACCAAGAGCTTAGCGGCCTGGGCGCCGGGCAACGGCGGCATGCTCGACACGGGCGTGCTGGGCAACAACTTCTACCACGTCTTCCTGATCGAAAACACGACGAGCGGCGTGGTCGATGTCTTGGCTTCGACCTCGCTCAACTCGCCGACGATGCCGTCAGGCTACACCAAGAAAAGACGCATCTGGACAATCGTCACCGGGCCGTCCCCCTTCAACATCACCAACTACACGCAGATCGGCGATCAGTGCAGTTGGACGACGTGGGTCGCGAATTACAGCGGCACGCCGACCGGCAATGTGCCGTTCCTATGCACGCTCTTGGTGCCGCCGGGGCTGAGCGTCGAGGCGCATGTGTCGGCCAATATCACTTACAGCACGGGCGCCGTGGGAGGCCTCTATTCGCCCTACAGCTCGCAGATCAACAACATGTATTGCCCGGCGAGCGGCTACGGCTATCTCGATGCCTGGCTGCTGAGCAACACGACGCAGCAAATCTACGGGGTTGTCGGCACCACCGGCACCACGCTGAACATCTACACGCTCGGCTGGAAGGACACGCGCGGGAGGCTCAATTGAGCACCACTCCAGCCTTCGACCTGGCGCTGGTCATCGACAATGTGCCGCCGCAGCATGTGAACGACGCGCCTGTTGTTCAAAGCCTGGGTCCTCCGCTGTCGATGAAGTTCGCGCCGGTCGTGGTGTCTTCGACGCCCGGCGTGACTGTCGACGCCTCGGTGCCCAAGGCCAATGCGCAAAACCAAATCCTGGTCTCAGGCTCGGGCCCGACTTACCCCTGGGGCTTGGCTACCAATCCGGCTGTGGCGGCCACTGTGCCTCCTCCGACGGGGGCGAACCGTGTCTTGATGAGCGATTCGACCTTGACCTGGAAAGACACGGCGCTCTCGGCGTTCTTGAGCGCGGGCAATGCCGTCGTCACCAATGGCGGCGCGCTTTACACTTTCGACAGCACTTCGGTGCTCGCCTTCACCGCTTCTCTCAGCATGGCCACGCGTCTCGACGGCGGCGATCCGACGAAATCGGAGATCGACAACTTCTCAATTGATGCTGGCACATTCTGATCCCGCGCACATGCGCAACGAGGGAGGGTAGATACCCATGACATCGAGAATCCAGACGCTCCGCTCTTCGGTGGCCGGAAACATTCCCGCCAATGGTGTGCGCTCGCCCGGTGAGCTGTGGACGAATTTCCCGGACAAGCAGCTCGGGGTGATCGACGCTTCGCAGAACGCCCAGAAACTCCTGGCAGTGCGAATCTTTTCGACGGCTGCGGCCTACGTGACCGGGGACATGGTGTCCCAGGCTGGCGCCATCTACGCGGCAAACACCAATGTGCCCGCTGGAGCATTCACCCCTTCGCAGTGGAACAAGCTGGCTTCGATGACCGACGTGGTGGGGAATTATCTTCCCATCGCCGGAGGAACACTCACGGGCGCTTTGGTGCTTAATGCTGATCCTTCCGCCAATCTCGGCGCGGCGACCAAGCAATACGTGGACGGCAAGCTCACGGGCGCCTTCCTGCCGATCTCGGGAGGCACCGTCTCGGGCAACCTCACGGTTTCCGGCACCACGGCGCTGAACGGCGTCACCAACATGAACCCGGCGACGGGTTCGATTTCGCTGCAACCGGCTTCCGGCAACGTCGTCATCAAGCCTTCGACGGCGGGCTCCATCGACAACATGGCCATCGGCGGCGTCACGCCAGCGGCGGGCAAGTTTACGACCTTGACCGCGACCGCCGCCGTGACCTTCGACCACCTGACGCTCAACCCGGCGACCAATGTTCCAGCGCTCAAGGTCGGCCCCGCCAGCGCTGCTGGGCAGCCTTGTGTTTCCGGCGACAACAGCGGCCAGGCTTATCTTGGCGCCAACGCCTATTTCGACCCCGGCACGTCCAAGTATTACGTCGCCGCCAACTCCACGCAGGGCTGGGGCTTGCTGGTGATTACGGCGGCGGGCGCGCCGTGTCTCGCCTGGGCGACGAGCGGTGCCAGCGCTGGCACCGTGACCGGCGGCGCGCAGATCACGCCGAGCTGGAATTTCCCGCTTAGCAAGGGCGGCGACACGATGAACGGGGCGCTGGTTTGTGCCAGCAATCTCACGGTCTCCGGCACCACGACGCTGAATGGCGGGACCAATACGCAGGCCTTGACCACCTTCGGCGGCCTCTCCATCCAAGGCGGCACGCAATACTACAGCGCTGGCTACAACCCCAGCGGCACCTATCCCGCTGCCGGGCTTGCCGAGTTCTACAACGTCGCCATCCGCGCCTCGACCTACGTCGGCCCGCTCGGCGCGACACCTAATTCGTTCGCTGGCAATCCGTCTTATATCTGGGGCTCGGGGCACTGGGGCTATTCGGGCGGCGGCGGCGCCCTGTTCGGGCGGGCCGACAACACCAACATCTACATGGCGGGCTGGCTGTGGGGCACGAGTTCGCTGGTCGGCACCATTTCGACCAACGGTTCGAGCGTCTCCTACAACACCACCTCGGACGGGCGCCTGAAGAAGAATGTCCGCGACATCACCGAGGAGGTGGACATCGGCGCCGTGATCGACGGCATCCGCCCGGTGGCTTTCCGGTGGAAAAACCGGCGCAGCGTCATTGGTGAGCCCGGCGGTGTCTTGTATTCCGGCGCCAAGCCGGAGAACCCCGATAATCTGCCCGAACCTTCACTCATGGCGTATGAGCGTGCCGCCAAAGGCACCGACCTGGGACACGGTTTCATCGCCCAGGAACTCATCAAGATCGCGCCCATCGCCGTGCATGCGCCCGACGACGGCGAGCGCGAGGACTTCGGAAACTTTGGTGAGCCCGGGCATACGCCGTGGGGCGTCGATGCCGCGAAGCTGATGCCTTACGTGATCGCCGAGCTTCAGGCGCTGCGCAGGCGCGTCGCCGAGCTGGAAGGGCAGTGATGTGGCCGCTCGTCCTGGCATTGAGCCTGGTGGTGCTGCACAACGGCGGCGGCCACGAGGTCATCGTCAATCCCAAGGAAGTGACCATGCTGCGTGAACCACGAGAAGGTGAGCACATGGTGCAGGGAACGCAGTGCGCGATCTTCTTCACCGACGGCAAGCTCGCCGCCGTGGTCGAGACTTGCGAACAAGTGCGCGAGCTGATCGAGAAATCCGGGGGTTCCCGCTGACATGATGATGCAGCCGCAAGCCATGTCGGAGGCCGGTCTGGAAATGCTGATCCAGCGCGAAGGCCTGCGGCTGGAGGCCTACCAGGACAGCGTGGGCGTGTGGACGATTGGCGTCGGCCACACTTCAGCGGCAGGCGATCCCGAAGTGGGACCCGGCATGACCATCACCGAAGACCAGGCGGCAGCGATACTGGCCGCCGACCTGGAAGACTTTGAAGAATGCGTCATGGAGTGCGTCACGCAGCAGATCGCCCAGCATCAGTTCGACGCCTTCGCCTCGATCTGCTTCAACATCGGCACCGGGGCCTTCACCGGGGCTACCTTCGTCGAGCGCTTCAATGCCAACGACATCGCGGGCTGCGCCGAAGCCATCCTGTGGTGGGACAAGCCGCCCGAAATCATCCCCCGCCGTCAGGGCGAATATGTGCAATTTCTCGGGGGCTACGTGCCGCGAGTTCAAACCCTAGGAGAGTGAAAATGCCCCTTCCTCCCGTTCCCGCTCCTGGTGCTGGCAGCGCCGGGATTCCGCATCTTCTCGCGGGGCTGGCCGCCGCGCACGGCGCGCCCGCCAGCCTTACCATGCACCCCGGAGCAGGAGGGATGGGTGGCCCCCCAGCCATGCCGCCCATCGCTCCCGGCAGCGGCGGCCCTCCCAGCCCTGGGCTAGGGGGACCGCCGCCAGGGATCGGCGCGCCTCCCGGCATGGCGGGGCCGCCACTACCGATGACAGCGCCCCGTGCTCCGGCAGCTCCTCGTCCTCCCGCGCCGCGCGCCAGGGCGCCAAAAGCCGGAGCTGGCGGAATTCGTGTTAGGCCTTCCCCCGTGAGAGTGTCTTAAAAGTATTAAGACACCGAAAGACACAGAACTAAGTCCTTGAAGACATTGGAGAATATACCATGAACAAGCCCAAATCCTCCGACGAGCGCCCTGGCCAGGCGCAGGGTCATCCCACCAAGAATGCCGTCGAAGAGCAAGCCGATGTAAGAAAGCGCGAAGCCGAGCAGCACCAGCAGCCGCTCCCGGTCGAGGGCGACCCGGTGCAAGTCGAATACGACCGGCCCCTGCCGCAGCCGGGCGACAAGGATTACGTCGCCGGTCAGCCCGTCGACGACGCCGAGGCCGACGAGACGGAGAACCAGCTCAAGCACCGCATGGAAGACGCCGACCGGCGCCGGAAAGACGCCGAGCGGCTGCACGACCAGCAGCAGCGGCACCCGGACCAGCAGCAGCGCGGGCCGCACGGGCATTCTCCGCAACGAAAGTAAGGAGAAGGCACCATGACGGCATCTTCGTATGCGTGGCAGCATCGCCTTGACGAGGCGGTGCCCGACGCCGGAGTGGTCACGGTAAAGACACCGGGCTTCCTGGCCGCCGATAACTACAACACGGACGAAACGTCAGTGGTCCTCGACGGCACCGTGCTCACCAGGGACCAGGCGCCTTGCACCTGGGCCGGGGACTTCAGCTCCGTCGATGTGGCCAATGACACCGGCAGCGAGTGGCAACCGGCGCAGACGCTCTACGTCACCGTGGCCAAGACCGCCTTTGATCCCGCCGATGTCCAGGCGGGCTTCGAAGCGCTCGAAGCGCGTGTCTCGGCCAACGAGGCGGCCATCGCCGCCCTCGACGAGCGCGTCGCCACGCTGGAAGAGGGAACCCCTTTAAATCTCTCCCTCGGCAAAAAGCACCAGCAGCGCAAGGACGAGCCAAAGAAGGGTTCCGCCAAGGCAAAGGAGCACAAGCCACACGTCAAAAGCTCCCTAACAAAGAAACGCCGCTGAATGAGCGACCGGCATCAGCTTAAACGGCTTCTCGAACGCAAAAAAGCAGTTCTCGCGGCTCGCCAGGACCTTGTTTCGTTCGCCAAGTTCATGATGCCGGTCCCCGACGACCCCGATGACGTGTCTCTGAGCCTCTATCGACCGGCGAAACACCTTCAAGTGCTGGGTGCTGCCCTCGAAGAAGTCGAAAAAGGCAATTTTCTGCGGCTTCAGGTGTCGATGCCGCCGAGGCACGGCAAGACGAAGCTCGCCACGCACATGTTTGCGGCCTGGTTAGCGGGCCGGGACCCGTCCAAATCCGTAATCATGGCGACTTACAGTGAAAAATTTGCGTGGGACCATGGTAGAGCCGTCCGAAACCTCGTGGAAAACCCACTTTTCAACCAAGTTTTCCCAAAAACGCAGCTTCGAGCGGGCTCGGCGAGCATGGATCGCCTCGAAACGACCGACGGCGGCATTTTGTTCTTCCTGGGGCGCGGTTCGGGTGCCACCGGGCGCGGCGCCGACGTGATTTTGCTCGATGACCCGATAAAAGACCGCAAAGAAGCTGATTCCCCGACCATCCGCGAGCAATTGTGGTCTTGGTACACCCAAGTCCTGCAAACGCGCCTCACCACAAAGCGCGGTGCCATCGTCATCATCCAAACCCGCTGGCACGAAGACGATTTGATCGGTCGGCTCACCGATCCGCTGAACGCGTGCTACTCGGAAACCGAGGCGAAGCGCTGGCGTGTCATCAACATGCCTGCCATCGCAGGCGAGAAGGACGTTTTGGGCCGCCAGAAGGGCGAGGCACTGTGGCCCGAGCGTTTCGACCGCGATTACCTCGACAACATCCGAGAGACGGACATCCGGGGCTTTCAGGCGCTCTACCAGGGGCGGCCAACACCGGAGGAGGGCTCGTTCTTCAAGGCTGTCAATCTGCGCACATATGCCCGGGTCCAGGACATGCCGCCAAAGGAGAAGATGCGGTTCTATGCGGCGTCTGATCATGCGGTGTCTCTCGAACAGGGGCGTGACAAGACGTGTCTCATGGTCATCGGCATCGACGAGAACGACCAGATTTGGGTGCAGCCGGAAATCTTCTGGCGGCAGGCTGACACGGCGCTCGTGGTCGAGACAATGGTGCTCATGATGGAGCGCTATCAACCTTTGTTCTGGTGGGCCGAAAAAGGGCATATTTCCAAGTCCATAGGGCCTTTCCTCAGAAAGCGCATGCTGGAGAAGCGTGTCTTCTGCTCGATCAACGAGCTGACGCCGACGGGGGATAAACAAACCCGCGCGCAAAGCGTGCAGGCCCGCACTTCGATGATGAAGATTCTCTTTCCCGGCTTCACGCGCTGGTGGCCCGAGGCCTACGACCAGTTGCTGAAGTTTCCGCAAGGCGCGCACGACGATTTCGTTGACACGCTCTCCCTGTTCGGTCTGGGGTTGTTCAGCTTGAGGGGACAACGGTCAGCCGTGGTGAAGAAGAAGGAGCCCGCGCTGCTGACCTATGGCTGGGTCATCGAGAGCGCCAAGAAGGAACGCAAGCACGAACGCGAACAACGCCGCGTCGGAGGGTGGTGACATGCCGGTGCAATTGACCCCGCAGGAAGCGCAGATGGAAAGCGCGCTCGCCGATCAGCCGGGCGTGCCCTTGCAGATGGCCGAGCAGGCGCTGAAGGGCAACGAAAAAGACCTGATGGATCGCGACGCGCCAGATCCACCGCTTCAGCGCAAGGAACTCGTCAGCAAGTGGAACGACAAGCTCAAGCGAGCCCGAAAATACTGGGAGCCCGTCTTCAACCGGATGAAAGCCGACCAGGACTTCGCGGCTGGCTACCAGTGGTCGAAAGAGGAAAAAGACGACCGCTACATCGCCAATCTCACACTGCGCATCATCGCCCAGCGGGTCGCCTTCTTCTACGCCAAGAACCCGAAATTCATCGCGCATCGCAGGAAGCGAATTCTCAACACGGTGTGGGACGGCGATCAGAGCACTCTAATTTCGCTTCAGCAGTCCGCCCAGCAGATGATCCAGCAGGCTATGCCGACACCGCCTCCGGCGCCCGGCATGCCGCCAGGGCCGCCTGCCATCAATCCCATGCAGGCGCAGATGGCGCAGAACGCCGCCGCGCCCATCCTCGAAGACGCGGCTCGCGTTAAGCAAGAAGAGCAGCAGCTCGACAAGATTGCCAAGACACTCGAATACCTGTTCCGCCAGAACGTCGACGAGACACCGCAGAACTTCAAGCAGATGATGAAGATGACGGTGCGCCGCGCCTGCACGACGGGAGTGGGCTACGTCAAGCTGGGCTTCGAGCGGGTGATGCAGAAGCGCCCCGAGATCGAGGCGCGGATCGCGGACATCTCCAATCGTCTCGCAACATTGGAACGTCTATCAGCGGACTTGCATGACGACGAGGTGGACGAGAATGGTCCCGAGGCCGAGGAGATGCGGCTTCTGGTGCGGGACCTGGCTCAGCAAGTCGACATCGTGGTGCGCGAAGGGCTGACATTCGATTACCCCGCTTCTACTGCGATCATCCCCGATCCGAAGACCGTCGAGCTGCGCGAGTTCCTGGGCGCCGACTGGGTGGCGCAGGAATTCATCCTGTCGCCGAACGACGTGAAGGAAATATACGAGGTCGATGTCGGTTCCAGCTACAACGCCTATAAAGGGGTCGACGACGGCGTGACCGTGACCACGAGGCACGGCTTCGTCGTGCTTCAGGACAAGACGGCCAAGACCTCTACCAAGGAGGGCCCGGACGGTCGTTCTTGCTGCATCTGGGAAATCTACCATCGTAAGGATGGCATGGTTTACGTCGTTTGCGACGGCTACCCGGATTTCCTGCGCGAACCCGCCGCGCCCGAGGTCTACACGGATCGTTTCTGGCCCTGGTTCGTGCTGACCCTCAACGCCACCGACCACGATTACATGATCTTCCCGCCGAGCGACGTGAAGCTCATCCGCGACATGCAGACGGAGTATAATCGTTCTCGCCAGGGCATGCGCGAGCATCGTCGCGCGGCGAGGCCGAAGACACTGGTTTCGGCGGGTGTCATCGACGAGGAAGACCTCAACAAGCTGGAGAACCACCCGGACAACGCCATCATCGAGCTGAACGGGCTTCAGCCAGGCCAGAAGATCGACGATCTACTTCAGGCCTTCAGAGGTCCACCTATCGATCCCAACCTCTACGAGACCGAGCAATTGTTTGGGGACATGATGCGTGTCTCCGGCTTGCAGGACGCCAATATCGGCGGCCAGGGCTCGCAGCCCAACGCCACCACCTCGAACATCGCCGAGGCCTCACGCGCGACCGCCATGGGCGCCTCCATCGACGACATCGACGATCTGCTCACCGGCATCGCCCGTTCGGGCTCGCAAATCCTCTTGCAGGAGATGAGCGTCGATCAGGTCAAGCGCGTCGTCGGCGAAGGCGCCGTCTGGCCGGAGCTGTCGAAACAGCAGATTGCCGACGAGCTTTGGCTTCAGATCGAGGCCGGGTCGACGGGACGCCCGAACCAGAGCCAGGAGATCGCCAACGCCGAGCGCATCTTTCCGCTCCTCATGCAGATACCGGGGATCAAGCCCGAGTTCCTCGCGAAGGAGCTGATCAAGCGCCTTGACGATAAGCTCGATATTACGCAGGCGTTCCAAAGCATGCTCCCCAGCATTCTCGCCATGAACGGCATGGCGTCTCGTCTAGCACAAGGCCCGCAGGCGATGGGAGGCCCGATGGACTTCCCCGGCGCGGGCCCCGCACAAGGACCGGCGGGCGCCGCAAACGCGCCGCAGGGGCCGCCGCCAGGGGCGCAGCGCGCGCCGGGACAAGTCCCCGGGCCGCCTCCTCCCGGGCCTATGCCGGGGCCGACGCACGTCGTCCCTGGTGGGCGCGCCGTCGCGTAATCATTGCGCGAGGAGACAAATCGACCTAAAAGATACGGCACTTAGAGGGGAATGACGTAATGGCAGAACCGTCAACTGCCGAAACTACCATTCCGGTAGAAGCTGCGGAAACCCCGCCGCCCGCGCCGGAAGTCACTACGCCTGCCGACGCAAGCGCCTCCCCGTCAGAGGCAAAAGGCGAACCTAAGAAGGAAACTCTTCTTGAGGCTGTCCTGCGGGCCGTCGAGCCCAAAGACACCGAAGGAGAGGCTTCCGCCGAGAAATCGCCTGACTCGGGAAAAGACACCCAGACATCCGAAGCCGAAGGCACGAAGGACGAGCAAGACAAGCTCGACCTCTCGAAGGACCCGGACGAAAAAGAGCTGAATCAATACAAGAAGAACACGCGCGAGCGCATTCTTCAGTTGATCGAGCAGCGCAACTCCTTCCGGGCCGAAGCCGATGTCACGCGGGTCCTGAGAGACTTCCTGGTCACTAACGACATCGCCAGGGAAGACTTTCAGCTCACGCTGGACCTCGCTGCGGCCATGCGCAGGGGTGATTTTCGGACGTTCCTTCAAGGCGTCGCGCCCTACGTCAACCTCGCCAATCAGGCCTTGGGCTTGGCGCTCCCGCCCGATCTTCATGCCGAAGTTCAATCGGGGCGCATGTCGCAAGAGTTCGCCGCGCAAGCCTCGCGTGACCGCTACCAGCGGGTTCTTTCGGACCAGCACGCCCAACGGGCGACGCAAATCCTGTCGAACCAGCATCAGGTCAACGCGACCAATGCACTGTCTTCCAGCATCCAGCAAACCGTGCAGGAGTGGGAGAACGGCGTCCGTCAAAGCGACCCGGATTATGGGCGGAAAGAAGAGGCAGTTAGGAACTTTCTCTGGGCTGTCGTCCAAGAGAAGGGTGCCCCTCGTTCCCCCGAGCAGGCAGTCGAAATTGCACGCGAAGCCTATAATCGCGCCAACAGCATCTACCGCAGTTTCACCCCTCCTCCACGACCGACCCGAGCAGTTCCGAGCAGTGTCAACCGCTCTGCCCCAGGCGCGCGCCCGGAACCCAAGTCGATGATGGAAGCGGCTATGTTGGGTCTGGAGCGTGCTCAAAGCAGGGCCTAGCCCTGACGGAGCACGATAATGGCATTCACGGCAGGCGAAATCGCCTCAATCGCGAACGCGTCTCTCGACTACTACTTCAACAAGGGCGGCGCCTTCGACCAGACCATCCAGGAGAAGCCGCTCCTCAACCTTCTCGAAGGCCGCAAGAAGACCTTCCCCGGCGGCAAGGGCAACATCTCCCTTGCGGTCGTCGGCGCCTACGGCGACGGTTCCGGCAACGATGTCGTCAAGGGCTACACCCACAACGACGCCGTGACCTTCTTCACGCCCGCGAACATCAAGCGGGCCAACTACCCCTGGCGTGAACATCACATCGGCCTGACGCTCACCCACACCGAGCTGAAGATCGACGGCATTTCCGTGGTGGACACCAACGGCGAGCGCACCACGGAGCACTCGAAGCGCGAGATGACGGTCCTCGTGAACCTCCTTGAGCAGAAGCTCTTCTCGCTCGGCGAGCAATACGCGCGGACGATGAACGCCCTGCTTTGGGGCGACGGCTCGACCGACGCCAAAGCTCTTGCTGGCATGCAGTCGATCATCAAGGCCAACCCCTGCGTCGGAACAGTGGGCGGCCTCGACCAGACGGCGGCGACCGGCTTCACCTGGTGGAGGAACCGGGCCTTCACGGCGGCCATGGCGGCGCAGATCGGCACGGTGCCGGGAGACGCCATCTCCGGCGGCGGGCCAATTACCTCCAATCCTGCCAACGGCGGCGCTTTGTTGCAGCAGTTGCAGCACACTTACTTCCAGCTCATCCGGTATGGCGGCAAGCCTTCAATCGCCTTCGCCGGGTCGGCTTTCATTGACGCCCTCATGATCGAACGGCGCGCCAATGGTTACTACAGCATGACGGGTTTCTCGGGCTCGCAAGACGTGTCGGTCGGAGACACCATCTTGCCGGGAGGCACCAAGGTGCAATACGACCCCACCTTGGACGACCTGGGGTTCTCCAAGCGCCTCTACTGGTTCGACCCCAAGGCGATCTTCCTCATGGCGATGGAAGACGAATGGCGTAGCGACCACACTCCGGCGCGGCCTTACAACATCTTCGTGCTCTACAAGTCGATCACGAGCACGGGGCAGATGGTGGCGTCGATGCTGAATTCGTCGGTGGTGATGGACATCGCCTGACGACGAAGAGGGGACACCGGGAGCAGGAGAAGTCCTGCTCCCGGTGCTATCGCGGGGGCGGTGCATGAAGGAGGAAAATCTCATGCCAGGAAAAGGAAAGCTGCCGCCGATCATGGACAAGGCGGTGACGCAGATCAAAAAGCAGAGCCCCGGCGTCAATCCCTATGCCGTGGCCTCGGCCACCCTTCAGAAGGCGGGCGAGCTGAAGAAGGGCACCAATCAGCCGACCTCGAAGGGAGTTCACCGCGGTAACATGACCCGGGCCCAGAGACACAGGACAGCACCGTGAAAAACGAGGAAGACACCGACATCGAACGCACGCAGCAACACCTTTGTGCCTGCACCATCGACCTCAACGGCGAGGGGTTCACAACCATCGCCCGCGACGAGACGAACCCCGTGTCTTGGGCCGAGATCAAAGTGCTGCAAGAGGTGCATGGCGAAGCGGCGATCTACGACATCCGTCCGGTCGCCTTGGGACCGCGCGATCTGCCGAACCATGAAAAAGAGAGCTTCGTCCTCCGCTATGGCCGGGACGTGGTGGAAAGGGTCTACGCGGGCCGCAGCTTTTACATGGAATGGTTCGTCCCGGGCTGGCCTCTCGACCCGGCCAAGGCACGGCGCAAGAAGCCTGACAGGCCTAAACCACCGCAAGTCAGGAAGCCCGACGCCGAGGCTGTCGACGCGAGGATTTAAGCCATGCCCCAACCCAACCATCCCCCGGCTTCACCCGCCTCGCCCGCCTCGCCAGCTTATAAGAACTGGCTGACGGGGCCGGTCGCCACGACCGTTCCCAAGGTCACGACGACCTCGCTGTCGGTGGCGGCGACCGGCGTGGCGAGTTCGACGACGGGCGTCTGGACCGGAGCGCCGACAGGCTACACCTACCAATGGCTGCGTGACGGTGCGAACATCGCGGGCGCGACCGCCGCGAGCTACACCTTGGTCGCCGCCGATGTAGGACACCTCGTAAGCTGCACAGTGACCGCCACCGGCAGCGGCGGCACCGGGACAAGCACCTCCAACACTGTCGGCCCGGTGGTGGCCTAATGCCCGGAGCTACGCAGTTCGGCATCAGGACGGGGATTCCGCTCAGCCAGCTCAGATACGAGTTGATGGCGGAAACCTTCCAGTCCCTGTCGCCCGCGCAGACCACTTCGTCGCAGCCGTTTTATAACTACCAGCTTGATCGCGTGCAGCGCGAACAGTGGAACCTGATCGAGTGGCCGCACCTCACCATCTACAAAGACGTGCCGATGGTGGCGGGCCAGCGTTATTACGACTATCCGCCACAGCTCCCCTTCGACAGCATCTTCCGCATCTGGTGGCCGCAAGGCGTGAACTGGGTGCCCCTGGACTACGGGATCGGCCCGCAGACCTACGCGGCCATGGGCGGCGAATTCGTGCAAGCCTGGCCACCGCGAAGGTGGCGCAACATGCCCGTCTACGACGAAGTGAACAACGCCACCGACCCGGGCTCGCAGTTCGAGGTCTGGCCGATACCTCCCGCGAACTATCCTTACTCGTTGCGCATAGAAGGCAACGCGCCGCTCAATCCTCTCGTCGAAGACACCGATGTGTGCGTCATCGACGCGACCTTGATCGTCTTGATGGCTGCCGCTGAAATCCTCGCCGTGCAAAAGAGCGAGGGCGCGGCCATGAAGCTGCAAAAAGTGAACGCCTACCGGAGAATGCTGATTGCCCGTCTCGGGGCCCAGCAGCGCCGCATGCGCTCCCTGTCGAAGGAAGGCGGCAACATGGGCGGCATCCACAGCGGTCGGCGCTTGACGCCCTACCTTGACTTCATCCCGCCCTACTCAAGCGCGCAGACCTAACCCATGGCGAGGGGACCGAGAGGCGGCGCGGCTGGCGGCGGTAGCGCAGGCGCAACCTATTACGAAATCCAGGACTTCCGGCTCGGCATGGACTTGCGCAAGGACGCCATGACGGCGCCCGCAGGCACCCTGCGTATGCTTCAGAATGCCCACATCACGCCGGGAGGCGAGATCGAGAAGCGCCCCGCTTTCGTGCCGTGGTGCAACGCTCCTTCCGGCACGATGGGCCTCGCCGCCATCAACACGAACGTCTACGCCTTCGTCTCAGGCGGGGGCGGCATCTCGGCCCCGCCCCCGGACGGCAGCGCTCCCGGCGTCGTCAGCATTCCGCAGCCGCAGTCCGCCATCGACCTGACGAACAACGGCCTCGCCTACGCGATGATTTCGGACGGCACGGGCGGCACGACGCCCGTCCAGGGCAACGTCCTGCAAATCCGGGCGCTGCCCAACGGCAGCGTTTCCGGCATGGCCTTGCCGCTCACCAACGGCATGCGACTCATCGGCACCGATGTGGGCGAGTGCTACGTCTCCACCGCCACCGATGCTTACAACTACACCGTGACCGGGAACGCCCAGGTTGCCTACCCGAGCAGCGCCATAGGCCCCGTCATCAGCGGTGTCTTTCCGTCGAAGCTGCTCGACTGGGACACCTTCAACGGCCAGATTTACGCGACCTTTCTGGGCACTGACGGGCAGACCTATCACTACTACAACGGCGTGGCGGTGCCGGAGGCCAACGGCAAAGGCAGCAACGTCCGCACCTACAAGGAAAAGATGTGGAGCCTGGGGGGCCGCAACCTCTATTTCAGTTCCGTCGGCGATCCCACTCTCTGGGAGAACCCTTCGTCGGACGCCAAGGGCAACGTCGCGGCCAACGGCTCGGGCCTCATCAACATCGGGTCCAACGATTCCGACAGCGAGAACCTCCTCGCGATGGAAGTCTATTACGACAAGATGGCGATCTTCTCGCCCTTGTCGTGCCAGCTCTGGTTCCTCGATGTCGACCCTTCGCTGGATCAATACATGCAGACCCTGCGGGACGCGGGCACCCTCGCAGCCCAGAGCGTGCGCCAGTATGTGGCCCAGGATGTCTACTTCCTGGGGCAGCACGGCATCCGCTCCTTGCGCGCCATGAACATGACGATGACGGCTGCGGTCGCTGATGTCGGCTCGCCTCTCGACCCGCTCATCCAGGAGCTGATCGCCAACAAGTCCACCGCCGAAGTGAGCGGCGTGCAGACCATCTTGTCACCCCGCACGGGACGCATCTGGATGGCGTTCTCCGACCAGGTTTTCGTGCTGTCGAATTTCGGCTCGCCGAACATCTCGGCCTGGAGCGTCTACCTTCCCGAGTTCGGCATCGCGCCTAACGGCCTGGTGTTCGCCGACCCCTACGTCGTGCTGCTCGGCACCGATCAGAAAATCTACCGTTTCGGGGGTCCTCTCGCTTACGACAGTTGCCCTGTCCAGTTCCTCACGCCCTTCCTGAGTTTCGAGAAGGCCGCCAGCTTTAAATTCTACCAAGGTTTTGATGCAGTGTGCTCGAGTAACGCCTCGGAAGGCTGGGCCATCGACATGTCCTTCGATCCTACCGTGTCTCCGGCGCCTTTCGACCGTATCTGCCTTCTCGATTCGCCTACCGTGATGGATGGCCGCGTGCCCATCTCAGGAAGAAGCACGCACGTCCAGGTGCGGGCCACGCACCAAGCCCCGGGGCCCGCGACTTTCGCCAAGCTTTTCATCCACTACGCCATGGCAGAAACCGATTGAGCAACATCGTCATCACCGGCATTTCGCCGCCGCCCCTGGTTCACATCCTGGAGCACCTGCGCGATGACGATCTTCGCGAGATCGAAGCTGTCAGGGGCAAGCTCGAACCGGTCAAAGTGGCCGTCGAGCTTTCCAAGCTGGCGCTTGCTTCGGGGGCCTGGCTGTTCTGGCACGAAGACACCAAGGAGCCGGTGGCGTGTGTCGGGGCATTCGCCATGACTCCTACTTGCGCGGGATGCTGGGCTTTCGGGACACCTGACTGGGACAAGGTTCTGCTCGCCGTGACAAAGCACGTTCAGCGCATTATGATCCCGGCACTTCTGAAGGCCGGGTTTCACCGCGCCGAGTGCCGCGCTTTAGCTTCTCGTGAAGACTCAAGCCGCTGGCTGACCGGGCTGGGCTGGAAGAAGGAAGCCGTTCTGTCGGAATTCGGCACCCGACGCGAAGATTTCATCCTCTTTGCGTGGCTGGCCGACCAACATGAACCGACACGCCATTGACATCGAAGGCCTGACCCACACGGCGAAGTTCCGCTTCGCCGAACTCGACGACGTGCCCGAGCTGATGAAGCTCTATCGAAGGTTCTACGACGAAGCGGTCTACAAGGATTTTCTCGACTGGGACGACGAGCGCGCCGAATACACCATCCAGAGCGGGATTGCTTCGGACAAGCGCCCCCACATCCTGGCTTTCGTCGGCGACAAGATGGTGGGCTTCATCGCCTACGTCTTCGATCACTCTTTCAGCGTGAAGCCCTGCCAGGTGATGATGGAGCTTTACGTGCTTCCTGGGTATCGCAAGAGCGCGCTGGGCCGGGGACTGGTGGGGCTTTCCATCCTCGAAGGGGAAAGACACGGCGCCGGGGCGTATCACGCCCCCGTGGCTTCCGGGATGACCGAGGCGCGCACCCTCTTCAATCTGTTCTCGAAGGCTGGCTTCGGGCAATTCGGCTTCATGCTGCGGAGGAAACTCTAATGGGCGGCAAGGGCGGCGGCAGCACTGCGACCAACGACCAGATGGTGCAGATGCAGATGCAGCAGGCGGCGCAGACGCAGATGGCGAATGCCCAGCGCAACGCCCGTCTGACGACCGGGGCGCAGCAGATCAACGAGATGTTCCAGGGCAGGCCTGCGGGCGCCCAGCAGCTCAACCTGGCGGCGCTGCCTCCCGGCTACATGATGTCTTACGCGGGTGACGACGGCAGCGGCGTCCCGAAGGTCGGGCTCTTCCAGAACGGGCAGCTCGTCACCGTGGCGAACACGGTTGATGATTTGCAGAAACAGGCACCCTACGTCGGCGGCGACCCGAGCAAGATCGAGGGCGGCTTCGGCCCGGACTTCTACAACACCTACACAAAGGCCCAGCTCGACTACGCCCTGCCGCAGGAGACGGACCAATACAACCAGGCCCGCACGAACCTCACCTACCAACTGGCGCGCGCCGGGACGCTGGATTCCTCCATCGCTGGCTACGACAAGGGACGGCTCGCCAACCAGGACGCCATCAACCGCGCCCAGATCGCTTCGCAAGCCGACACCCAGACCGGCAATCTGCGCAACCAAATCCAGCAGGAGCAGGAGACGGCCCTCAATCAGCTTTATTCGACCGAGGACCCGTCCGTGGCGGCCAACACGGCGCAGGGCATGGTGGCCAACGCCAATCTCACCAAGCCCATCCTGAACCCGGTGGGGCCGATGTTCAGCGCCATCACGGCGGGCGTCGGCAACGCCATGTCGGGCTTCATGAACCCCTATGCCTATGTGAACCCCAATCAACCGACCGGCGTCGGCAGCACGCCGGGCGGCCAGTCGGGCACCGGACAAGTAGTATCTCCTGGGTGAGGATTGAGACATGTGCGACCCTCTCGTTGGCGGCTTGATCGCGGGCGCGGCGTCCATCGCCTCGGCGGGCATCCAGCAATCGCAGAACGAAGCGCTGGCGCAAAAGCAGCAGGCCGCCAACGATCAATGGGTTGCCTACCAGAACAAAATCCGGCGTGACCAGGCTGCTGCGGAAGACCAGGCGCGCGGCGCCGCCAACGCGGCGCGCGAAGACACCTTGCAGAAGGTGTCTCCGCAGAACCAGCAACAAGAACAAATCAGCGAGCAGCAACGCCTCAACACGCAGTTCAATGCACCGCAGGGCACGACTTCCGACGGCACGCCCATCGACCCGAACACCGTCGGCTCATCGACCCTGCTTTCCGGTCAGCAGACCGGGAACCAGCAAGTGCAGGACAGCATGACCAAGCAACTGAACCAGGCCACGGCGCAGGCCCGGGGCCGCATCGCCGCCCTGGCGACGGCGCAGTCCTATGGCGGTTCATTTGGAGGACTTGGAAATGTGGTGCCGCAGCAATTCACGCAGGGCGGCAACTACATCAACATGGTCAATGACATCCGCCAGGGGAACCTCAAGACCTATGGCGTCGAGCAGCAAGTGCAGCCGCTGCAATACACGTCGACGGGCGGCAACATGTTCGGCAGCCTGGCGACGGCGCTCGGCGGCCTTGCCGGTAAAGGTATCAGCGCCGGGATGACCGGCGGCGGTTGGGGCAGCTAGGGGAAGACAGCAATGCCGGTTCTTCGCATTGGCGGCACGCCTTCTTTAGGGGAGGCTTTCAACCCGATGATCGAGGGCCTGGGCGCCGCCTGGGACCCGAAGACACGGGCCGAGGCCTACTTGCTTCAGCAGCGCCTCATGCTCGAACGCATGCAGATCGACCAGGAACGTCGTAAACAGAACGCGCAGTTGTCCGCCATCGGCACTTTCGGCGCCCAGCTCCCGGACCAGCAGTCGCGCGACATCGTGACCAACGCCATCTACAGCGGTGCCTCTCCCGACGAAGTGACGAAGCTGGTGGCCCGCTACGGCAACCACCAGCCCATCGACCGCACCGACCGCGACGCCACGACCTACAACATCCAGCTCTGGAACGATCTGCATCCGAATGCGCCGTGGACGGAACTCTACCCGCCGCCCTTGTCGCCGTTCCTTGAAAAATACGGCAACCAGGTAAAGACCAACCAGACCTACGCCACGACAAGGGCGCAGGAGCAGGGCCGCATCGACGCCACCGGCTACGACACCTCGCAGCAGCGCTACTTCCCCGGCGGTGTCTCCCCGGGCGCGCCGACCTTTCAGATGCCGGGCGAACAACCTTCGCCCACCTCGCCTGCCGTCAAGCAACCCGTGCAGCCTGCCCAGACGGACACGACAGGCCAGCCGCAAGCGCCGTCCTCGCCGGTCGTGACGCAGCAAGTCAATCCCTACGGAAGCTCCCCGGACGTTCCCATCGACCAGCCCACGCCGGGAGGCGGCAGGCTGATCGGCGCGCCTCCGGGCGCCGTCGACATCGCCAAGGAAAGGCAGAAGAACCAGGGCGGCATGCTAGATCAGGCCGTCGCCGAGGGCGACAGCGCGCAGAAGCTCCTTCCGACATTGGATCGCATTCAGAACCTGGTGGACATCGTGCATAGCGACACGCCTGGCGAGCAGCTTGGCGCCAATGCCCGCAACGCCATCCAGAACATCTTCGGTGTCTCCGTCGACACCAAGGCGAAAGCCTTGCAGCTCGCCCATACTTTAGTTTTGGCCGAAATGCCCGACGCCCGCGCGCAGGCTGGCATCACGCGCCTGGCGCAGCCGGAAATCGTGCTTCTCGAAAAGATGCTCGGCGACCCGGCGCACATGTCTTACCAGACCTTCACGCAAACGCTGGCGACCGCTAACGCCAAGTCACAGGTGCAGTCCTTGCAGGGCTCCTACGCCCAGAAAGTGCGCGACCAGATCGCCGATCCGAATGGCCAGGTCCCCAAGTTCAACGACTACGATGCTTACAAGACGCAATCGCTAGCGCGTATTCCAGAGCTGACCGATAAATACATCACGGCGAAGGGAGCGCAGATCGACCCGGCCACGGCGGGAGGGCCCAAGCCCTTGCGTCCAGAGCAAGTCCCGGCGCCCGTGTATAAGGCACCCGCGCCCGAGACACCGGCACCTGAGACACCAGCGCCCCCCGTGACACCCGTGACACCCGTGACACCTCCGGCGGCGGTCGCGGCTCCCGTGGCACCTCCAGTGGTCACGGCTCCCGCGCCACCTCCGAAAATCTACATCCAGAACCCAGACGGCTCTTTCGCGCCTAGCAACACCGCCGGGAGGCAATGATGGCCGGTCCCCAGCCCCCAGGCCCCAACGATGCGCCCGGCAGCGCCGATCAGTATGAGCACTATGCCTTGAGCAACGGACAAATCGTCTGGGTGCCCAAAGGCACGAGCCCCGACGACGTGAAGAGCAGCCTCGCCGCCGAAGAGGAAGGCATCCGTTCGAAGACCACCGGGGGGCAAGCGCGCCAGGCCGTCGCCAACGCCGTTCCGACGACCGGACTTCTCGGCGATTACGTCAACACCATGAAAAGGGCGGTCGGCAACGCCGCCGATTTCGTGGCCCCGGCGGCGAGCTATGTCGGCGGCGTGCATATCCCGCTGACCGATTCGACCGTCGGCGACGCCTACAAGGAGGGCTGGCGTTCCAGCGGGCGCATCCTGGCGCATATTCCGGGCACGCTCGATGTCCTGCCGCACGCCTACAACGTGGCGCGGCACGTCTTCGGCGCCGATCCGTCGGGCAATCTCCCCGAGGGGTCCGTCTATCGCTTCGGGCGCGATTTCATGAACCTCCCCGAAGCCAGCAGCGGCGCTCAGCAGTTCGGCGAAAGCGCTCTCGCTGGGGGCGTTGCCGGAGGCGCCGGTCTTCTCGGCACGGCGGTCGGCGCCGGGGCTTCGGCAGCGGGTGGCTACGGAGGCCGACAGCTTGGCGACGCCATCGACCCGTCCGGGAAGCTCGGCGACGTTCTCGAACTCGGAGGCGGTCTGGTAGGCGGCAACCGTGCTCCCTGGGAAGGCGCGTTGCGCGTCGGCAACCGAATTCTGAGGGACCCGCGCGCCGCCGACATCGCCACAGCCGGTCAGCGCCAGGACATTCCGGTGAGCACGCAGTCCTTGATGAACCCGCAAGGGCAGACCATCACCAAGTTCTTCGGCTCGATCCCGGCCACGGGGCAGTCCATCGCCCGCGAGAACACGCGCACTTCTCAGGGCATAGAAGCCATCAAGAACGACGTGGCGCAGCAGCTCTCGGGAGGCACCCGCAACCCACAAACTGGGAGAGTGGAAGGCGGCACGGCTCCGGAGACACCGGCAACCAAGGCGGAAGTCGGGGCGGCCTTCCAGCAAGGCACCCGCAACGCCGTTGTGGACGCCAAGCAACAGGAGAACCAGGCCTGGAGCCCGGTCAATCAAATCCTCGACACCACGGACGCCAACGCCGCGCCCATTCTCAGCGCCACGAACGAAGCGCTTTCCGGCAACAAGACGACGCCCGACATCGAAGACGCCATTCGAGGGAAAGTGGAGCGGAACATCACCGCCGTCGCCCCCGGCGGGCCGCGCTACGACACTTCGCGCGGCCCGGTGCCGCAAGGCCCCGTCTTCCCGAGGCCGACGGTCGAGGTGCCGGGTTCCCTGGTGAAGGACTTCCGCACCGATATTCGCGAAGGCATGGGCAACGACCAGCTCAATGTGCCCGGGCACATCGAGGTGCCCATCAAGGACGCCACGACAGCCGTCATCCGCGATGCCGTGGCGCGCACGGGCGCCAACCCCGACTTGGTGGATTACGCCGAGCACTCCTCGCAAGTCGCCAACAACCTTTACAACACCTTCAAGCCTTCGACCGGAAGGCTTTTTGGCCAAGAATTCGGCGAACCCACTGGCGGTGATCTAGGTGCTTACACGCAGAGCAACCGAATTCTGCATGACCCCACGCAGTTAACGACTACCGCAGACGCCATGCGCCCCGAGGATTGGGGCAACTACGCGGGGCACGTCGTCACGCAATGGGGCAACCGAAGCGGCGATTTCAGGCCCGAGCACTTCGCCGAAAGCGTGCGCAACGTCAGTCCCCAGAGCCGGGAAGTTCTGCTCAACAGCCAGACGGACGCGCAAGGCAATCCGATCAATCTGCACCAGCCCATCCAGGACGCCGCCACGGTCGCCGAAAACGTCGTCCCGGCCCCGGAGAGGCAAGGCCTGCAAAGGACCGTCGTGCTTTCCAGCCTGCTCGGCCATGGCGTCAGCGCCTTGGCTGGCGGCCTGGGCGACTTGCTTACCGGGAGCAGTCCCGCTCATTCCAGCCTCGTTGCCGGTGCCTCCGGCCTGACCCTTCCCTGGCTGATCTCCCGGGGGCTCACTTCCGACGCCATGAAGCGGACGCTGGCGGGAACGCCTCCCACCTGGGGCCAGATCGCCTCCGACCTTCCCGTCAGCGCCAACGTGGCGCAGCAACTCTACTCCCAGCCGCAACAGCAACAGCCTGACCTGTCGCAAGCGCCGCAGGGGATGTTCCCGTGATCACCGACATCTCGAATCAATCGACCTACAACGGCGGCCAGCTCGGCCCCATCCAGGGCTTCATCTTTCATCACACGGGCGGCGGCGGCACGCCGCAAGGCGTGGTCAACACGCTGAACCAGCGGCACCTTGGCGTGCAATACGTCATGGACCGCGACGGCAGCATCTATCGCACCTTGCCGCCGGGCGCGCAGGGCGCGCACATCCAGAACTCGCCCAACACCCCGCTGAACAACACCAACACCGAAGGCATGGAGGTCATTGCCCAGAACGACCACGACGTGACGCCAGCCCAGGTCGCTTCGGCCAAGACCTTCGCCCAGGGCTACGTGCAGCAGCACCCCGGTGTCTCGATCTACGGACACGGCGAGGTGAACCCCGGGCACAAGGAAGCCGACGAAGGCGGCACCATCACTAACGCGGTGCGCGCCATCCCCAACATCCAGATCGCCAACGCCGGGATGGTGAACCACGCAGTGACGGCGACGCCGACAGCGACTGCCGAAGCCGACATTCCCTTCACCCTCCCGGCCAACGCGCCGATGGGCATGGGCAACAACAACCCACTGAACATGAAGTATCGCGAGGGGCTGCCCTACGCGGATGTCGTAGGACCCTCGAAGAACACCGACCAGGGCGATCCGCAATTCGTCTTCAAGACACCGCAGGCCGGTTGGAATGCCGCCTACCAGCTCATCAACAAGAAATACACGAGCGGCATGCTGACGCCGAACCAGCTCATCGCTGGCCAGGGCGGCTGGACACCGGGCAATCTGCAAGCTGCGGCCAACGTGGCGAAGACCATGGGCATCGGCCCGGACGACGACATCAGGTTCACCAATCCGGCCCAAGCCAAGTCTTTCATGAAAGCGCTCGTCACGCAGGAGCAGGGCCAGGCTGGCCAGGCCTACCCGGACGCCATGATCGAGCGCGCCATCAGCGGCAAGTTCCCGTCGGGAGCGCCCAGCACCACCACGCCAGCGTCAACCGCGCCCGCCTCGACGACACCCGGCGCGGTGAGCGACCCGCGCACGCAGACACCGCAGGCACCCTTGTTGACGCCAGCCCAGTCATGGGGGCAAAGCCTGGGAGCGACCCTGGCGAACCTGGGCCGCACCATGGGCGGGGGCGGCAGCGCCCCCGTTGAAGAAGTTCCCGACCAACCCCCAATCAGGACCCTCGCCATGGAGACACCGGCACCGCAGACACGAGTGGGGGGCGAGCTGGGAAGCCAACTCGGTAATACCGTTCTACCAAATATCACCGACCCGACCGTCAGCATCACGCAGGGCGCGCCCAGCATGACCCAGATGCTCAACTACACCGGCAACATGCCGGTGAGCCCCGTCGGCACCGATGCGAACTACAACTATTTCGATCCGCGCCGCACCGTGACACCTTCGATGACAAACCGAGGCGTTCGCTTAGGGTGATCCCATGGCTTCCGTAGCTTCTTCGATTGCCGGAATGGCCGACCCGCCGCCTGCTGGCACGACCACGCGTCCCCTTAACAGCAGCAGGCAGACGGGAGGTGTCGTGCAAAAGACACCAGGAAGCGCGCCAGGAGGCTCGCCAGGGGCTGGCCTGGCGCATGCCCTGTTCCCACCGGGAGCGCGCGGCAAGGCCCCTCCTGGGGCTTCCCAGAGGCTTTTGCCACCGCAGTCACAAAAGCCTATGCCCATGATCGGGCTTCAGACCGGGATGCCGACACCGCACCCCGGGGTGTCGCCGCCCTACCCCGACGCCCGTTCGCCGTCGCCGACCTTGATGCCGAACGGGGTGCCTGTCCAGCCTATGCCTTCGGGATACCCATTGGCGGGGGCTATTCCGCGAGTTCCGCAGAGTTTCGCGCCGGGAGTCATCCCGCCGATACACGTTCCGCCGATGCTGCACGCCATGAACCGCCCCAAAGGCGTGCCTCAGTAGGGGGCCAAAAACGGAGAAGGAACAATGCCTAGTATTCCGATCACCATTACCGGCGTCCTGACCTATAGCGGCCTCGAAGTCGGCGGGGGGCCGATGCCGGGCGGACCTGTCGTCATGCCGCCTATTTATTACCCGCCGCCGGTCTATCCGGCCCATCCGATTGCACCTGGTGGGCAACCGCCGGGCATTTGGGGCGGTCCCGGCTCGCTACCGCCGTCAGTCATGCCGCCGATCTATTACCCGCCGAGCGGTGGCGGGGCGCCTGGTTATCCATCACATCCGATCTACCAACCCGGCCATCCGTCGCATCCGATTGCGCCTGGCGGGCAGCCACCTGGCATCTGGGGCGGCCCCGGCTCTTTGCCGCCCTACCCGGCGCATCCGATTGCGCCTGGCGGCGGTGCTGGCCCTCCGAGCGCGCCTGGCTATCCGTCCCATCCGATTTACCAGCCTGGCCACCCTGCGCACCCAATCGCGCCTGGCGGCGGCGGCCAGCCGGGAACGCCTCCGACCGAGGACATGGGAGGGGGTTGGGCCTATTCGCCCATCTATGGCTGGGTCTGGCTGCCGAGCGGCGGCGGCGACAAGCCGCATCCGCCGAACCCCGGCGGTGGTGGCGGCAATGGCGGTGGCGAAGGCGGGAGCGAAGGCGGCGCCGCCCCGGATCAGACGCTGCCGGGGGACTTGCCTGGGACTGACAACCCGATAGCTCCGACACCTTCTCGCCGACACAAGTAGTTTGGGGCCTGCACACCGTCGTCCCGTAAGGGACGGCGGTGCCTTTCAAAGGGGAGACACCGATGCCCGCCAATCCCTACGGAACCGGGGACCCGATCCAGTCCATCCCGGCCTTCAACAATCCTTACGCCAGCCCGCTGACCTTCCTGAACCAGCCGGGGCGGCAACAAGCTGTCGTGCCGCCGCTCCGTCCCAATCCCACGGGACCGGCGTCCTTCCCGGCGGGCGCCTACCAGAGCCAGCCGTCGGGCAACCCGACGGGTGTCCCGTCTTTTCCGACGAGCGCCCCTTCCGGGCTTCAAGGAACCGGATTCGCGACGGGGCCCACAAGTATCCCGCCAGCGCGTGTCCAAGCCATGCCGGTGTCTCTGCCGCCGCCAGTCCAGCAAGGCGGGGGACCACAACCGAATCCGGCAGCTCAGCCGAGCTGGTGGCAACAGATGTTCGGCCTGGGCGGCAATCGCGGCATGACGGCGATGCTGATGGATCGGGCCGGAGGTTCGGGAAGCGGAGCGACGCGCATCTAGGAATCGTATTTTTCGACTTCCTCTTCCGTGAGGTCGTCGACGAGGCCTTCCGCCTTCAGCAGGCGCGCGTAGTGCTTCGCCGCCCGTTCCCACAGTTCCTCGGGAATTTCCCCGTCCTCGCCGTGCTCGACGCCAGCGGTGTAACCCGCCATCGCCACGATCTCTTTTCGCAGCGCGAGGACTTTCCGAATCTTCTCTTCGCGTGTCATCTCGCGTGCTTCCGGCGCTCCCGCTTCTGGAGATAGTTCCCCAGCCAGAGGATGGGGCTTAGGGCGGCGACGCATGCAGCCAAAGCGAAAAGCATTGCCCCATCTCGCAAGGTCCGCATAGTGCCTTACCTCCTCGCGCCAGCCGCTCCACATGCTACGTCCTGAAATCCACGACATATGCGCCAACGCCAGATGTGCCCCAAGGCGAGGCGAAGATCACTCTTCCGCCCGAGGGCGAGTGTGAGGGCTGTGTCTCCTGCACGTATTCCACTTCGTTCAGGGTGTGGGTGTGCCCCAGACGCCAGACCTTCCCGCCGTCCAGGCTCATCAGGATGAGTTCGCCATTGTAGATGTAATCTCCACCTTCCAGCGTCGGCCCCGAGACACAGTAATTCACGTTCGAGCGGCAGGAAGTGTGCGAACTCCAGCCCTTGGCGGCCTGCAAGGAAGTGCGCCTGCCGTCCTTCAAGCGATACTTGCTCACCAAGCCTGAGCTGCCTTGCCCCACACTCGAAGAGTTCACCCTTCCGCAGAGAACCTCGTTGCCAGCGGCGTCGACGGTCACGTCGAAGTGAGACACGTAATTGTTGGGGAGGTGCGTGATCTTATTGCCCTGGAAGTCGGTGATCGTCACCTCGTCTGGCGAGGTTTTCCAGACCATGTAATTGCCACCGCGCGAAATGCGGCAATCGGAGAACTCACCAAACTTCGAGCCCTTGATGGTGGGGTGCGCATCCCCATGCTCGATGTCGAAGACGAAAGCATTCTTTTGACTATCAGAAGTCAGCACCACGAACTTGCCGTCAGCGCTCGGCGAGCCTTCCCAAGGCCCCATCGTCAGATCGTCGAAGTCGTCGAAGTCTCCAAGGACTTGCTGCGCTCCGGTCTTCGGGTTCCATTCAAGGAACTTCGAGCCCGAGGCGGCGAGCATGATCCCCGGCTTGGTCGGGTGCCAACGAATATCCGCGCTCGACGGCTTGTTCGCGGGCCCGAACAGGGGGCGATAGCTTTCGCCATCGAGAAAAAGGGCACTCGGCGAACCGCCGTCGTTCATGTCCAGGTAGATGAGCTTCTCGTCGCAGCTCCAGGCCTGGTCGCTGTTGTAGTGATGCCTGCACAGCTCGCCCCAGCGACTTCCTGGGATGCCCTCAATGCTGGCCCCTTCGTTGCCGGTGATGCGCACGATCCGGGTCTTGAAGTTCGGGTCGGTATAAGGAGCGAGATAGGCCGGGCGCGCCACGTTGGGCACGGGCACCTTGCTGGTGTCGGTGCGCAGGTAAGAGGGCGGCGTAAAGGCGCCAGGCGGCGAGACGGGCGGGGACACTGGAGGGGACACTGGGGGCGAAACCGGAGGCTGTTCGGTGTCCGGCGGCGGTGTCTCGGCTTCGAGGCGCTGCACGATAAGAATCTGTGCGGTGCCGTCGTCGGTGCTTCCAGAAACGGTCACGTCGGCTTGGAACGTCGCGACTTTTTGTTTCGCCATTGACCCCTCCTAGAAGACCCTGCCGCCGAAGATGAGAAGAATGATCAGAAGAAGCACGACGAGGCCGATGCCGCCGCCATAGTAGTAGGGCCCGCCGAAGTTGCTGTGCCAGCCGCCGTAATAGCCATAGCCGCCCCCGAGGAGCAGCACCAAGATGAGAATGAGGATGACAATGTTCACGGCCCGGCTCCCCTCTGGTGAAAGTAGCGGACCATAAGAAAACTTATGGCCATGAGAAAGAGGGTATAGAGATACGCACCCCAGCGCGGTGTCCGCGTGTATCTCCGTGTCTCCATGATGGCCTTCCCCTCGAAGCCATCACCCTAATCGCCTCCGGCGCCTGCGCAAGAAGTGTCTTTTCGTGTAGTAGCGAACCCACAGCTCGATGGCGATGGCGAGCAGAATTCCCAGGAAAACCGGGATCGCGATCATTCTCTTGGCGTGCCGTCGGGCAGTCGCGTTACGCAGACATTGGCCCACATGGCATTCGACCGATGCGCCCGGATCACGAAGGTCTTGTCGGGGCCATCCGGCAGCAAATGCTCCAGCACATCGCCATAAACTCTGGCGGCTTCGCGCAGTGCTTCCATGCGCTTCATCTGATCGTCGGTTGGCTTCAGATATTCGTAGGTGGATGGGTGCATCTTGTTATCCCCGTCGTTTGATCTTCTCGACCAGAAGGTAAAGGCCGACAGTCACCACCAGCGCAAGCCCGAAGAGCCAAGCGGCGTTAAACCACTGCCAGGCTTCCCGGCTCAATGATGCACCGGGCGCTGCGAGCGCACCCACTCGATGGCTTTATCGGTGTCGTCCCTCTTGAACTCGAGTTTCTCTTGCTCGGTCGGCCAGCGCAGTTTCAGGTCTTCATCGAAGATCATAGCGGCGCCGCACTTGAAACAGATGGCGATGTTGCCCTCGACGGGCGGCTGGGGATCGGGATTCGGCGTGACCTCGCTGTGCGCGTTCATGTTGCGCCCGCAGCCGAGGCACTGCACCTCGAAGCAGAAGATGTCGTTCATTGCATCACCAGGGTAATGAGCAGCGACTTGATTTCATAGGGACCTTTGCAGCCGCCCACCCCGGGCTGGCCGTAAGTCGCGTTGCCGTTGGTCAGCTTGCGGAAGCCGTCGCGGTTGATCACGTCAAAGAGGTCGGGCCATTCGGCCTTGGCGACGCCCTCCACCATCCAAGCCGCGTTGTCGCGGCCCGTGCCTTCCAGCCGGTAACGGTAGCTCTTTTCGTTCATACGACGGAAGCCCTCTTCACGCGGACTGAACTCTCGTCGAGGTAGAACATCGGATCGGGCTCATTTTCCGGCGCGTTCGGCTGATCGGGATACTGGTGGCCCGGATTGAGCGAGCCGTGCCAGCTCCTCACGGCCTGGTAGACGTAATCGCGCACGTCCGTGATCGCCGCCCCGTCGGGGCGGACGAGCGTGACCGTGAAGGCCAGTTTCTTGTGCTTCTTACGGGACATGCTCAATCCTCTGTGGCGACAACAATTGGAGCCGCCTGCGAAGCTGGAAGTTCTCGCTTTCGACAGTTCGCGTGCGGTTTAACAGGAAGCGCATCAGGGCGGCGACATGCGCCTCGCCGGGGTTTGAAGCGCGCTCCATTCGAATCAAGTAGCGCAGTTTCGCGTCGAGTGCCGATCTTGGCATATTGGGCGCTCCCCCGGTTGAATGCGGCTTCCATCGTGTCGCCGATCATTTCCATGGCGACACGCATCCAGGCAATTTCTTCCATGAGGCACCGCATGACGGCGGCTTCCTGGAGAAGGCCAGTCTTCTCCAGTCGCTCGATGGCTTCCTCTACATCATCGAGCGTCATAAAGCCTCTCTGACCTGTTCCTCCAGGCGCGCCGCCAGGTAGGCGCGTCCGTGCGCGTGCGCCTCTTGCGGTGTCTCATGCACCGAAATCGCGAAGACGTTATCCTTGCCGAGATACTTGCCCATCAGCAGGAATTTCGGGCCGCGCCGACGCACCTGGCACCAGTATTCCAGACGGCGCGGAAGAACTTTACGGATACTCATGGGTCAGTCGTGGTTGAGCACTTGCAGGACAAGCGTGAGCGTCAGGCAGATGGCGGTCCACACCCAGAGGAAATGGTTCATCGGCAGTAGTGGCTCCCTACGAAGTAGCCGATAAAATAGTTGAGCCACGACCAGGCGATGACGCCACCCGTGAGACACCAGGCGATCTGCCTACTGGTCACGCCACTCGTCCGCGCGTATGGCTTTAAGAGCGCTTTGCAGTTCTCCCCGCAGTGCATTTTCCTGATCGTTGTTGGGATCGTATCGGGCAATCCTATTGGCCAAAATTATCGCCGCTGCCTCTAGGCCAGCGCGGTAGCCTGCCTCGTGGGCGTTGGTTACGTCGGCTTCGCGCGCCTGTAGCTCATAAATCTTGTCGGTCATTTCCGCGCGCTCTTGGTTATTCATGTCCCGCCTCCTCGTAAGGCTCCCCAGGCGAATTGTCGTAGGTCTTGCGCTTGGGCGGCGAGCGCAGCAGCGGCGGTGTCCACTCCTGCGCCGTTGCCAGATACGCCACGAGCGATTCGGTCGTGACCAGCCGCTTTTCCTTTTCGCCTGTGAAGACGACAGCCTTGAGCGTGCCATCCTCCAGCAAACTCTCGATCCGGTGCTGGCTCGTGCCGAGAATGCCAGCGGCGCGCTGGATGGAGTGAATGGGCACCCCAAACCAGCGCAGCCCCAGTGTCTCCAGCGAGGCTGTCACGATCCCAGGTCGCCCGCGTTGACGGCGCTGATGCTCATCACGGCATCGAGCATCATCTTGCGCACCCAGGTGTCTCTCGGCCCGGGCACATAGGCGCCGCGCATCATCGCGATGCGCAGATGCACGGCCTCGTCGATGAAGGCTTCGATCTGGAGATTCTCCTTGTCGACGTGGCGGTCGACATTGCGCATCGCTTGGCGCATCGGTGTCTCCTCTGCTGTTGCCGGAACGGGATGAAGCTGGACCGGGGGCCGCAGCGCCTCCTTGATCCCTTCTTCGATGGCGTCGGTGTCGACCTTGGGCATCGCTTCTTTCACGGAGCAGTCCTTTCCTGGTTACTCTTTGGGCAGACGAAAATAGACCACCGGCTGGTGGTTCAGGCGCGACGAGGGAATATCAAAGGGAATGTCGATCTCCGGCTCGATCACTTGCACATAGGTGAGAGGCCGGGAGGGCGGATCGTGAAGTTGCGCGAAATGAGCGCCGCGAGCGGAATGCCTAAAATCATGAGCCAGAGGAGAACCATGAGGCACACACCGGGCCAGATGCACTCGAAAGAACTCGCCATGAGGACAATGGGCACGCGCCAGGGCATACTCGCTACTCGCCAGGAACAAGAGGGGAAGAAGTGCAGCTTTACCGAGTTTCACCGCCACATGTCCTTTGATGGAGGAAAACGGAACTCGGCCTTGTAGCGCCTTTCACGCTCGCCGGATGGCTACACGCCCGCTGCGGGAGAAACGCCCTCCATCAAATCCGGTCCTCAGCCTTTTCGAGGTTGAAATACACGCGGGGGCCGCCCTTCGTGTCGACGTGCATCACGCTGGCGATCACGCGGTTGGCCTCGTCCGGTGGGATGACGACGCGGCGCCCGACAAGGCGCTGCGAACGGATGTCGCCCCGGCGCACCATCGAGTAGAGCCGCTGCGTGTCGATGCCGACAGCGTTAGCGAGCATCCCGACGGTCATAGGCTTGTTTGCCGTAGTCTTGGCCATTGGTCGTGACTTTCTCTTGTTACTTTAAGTCGATCCTTGCCTGATATGGCCGCTGTTTGTCTAAATGTCAAATCTTTTCATCTAGGTCTTTAGTGTCGGGAAACAGGGCCTTGCCACGGCGCGGCGGGAGCTTCTGGCCTTCCCAGATGGCGATCAACTCACTGTCCCGTAAGTCTTTCCAGGCATGCCCCTTGTAGTCGGGCACCAGATGCCAAAGCCTGCCGCCCTTGCCGCCGCGACTGACGACGCCGACGCCGCCCGGGTGAGTGGGGTCCTTGCGAACCCTGCCGACGCCTTTCTTGCGGCGTTCCATGTCGAGCAGCCAGCCGCGCACCTTCTGGCCGCTCAAGCCACTGCGGTCGCGCGGGTTCCTGGCGCTCAGGTGGCTGACGATCTCGTCGATGGTGGCGAGAGGCGCCATGCCGCCGACACCGGCTTGCGTGTCGGCAATGAGCTGCTCCAGCTCGTCGAGATGGGCCTCGACGCTGAGTTGTTCGAGCAAGGCCTTGTCGGCGCTGTCGGGAGCCGTGCCTCCCGAGAACTTGCGCTTCTCGGCGGGCGTCAAAGGCAGGGTCAGGAGGTAGGACGCCACCAAAGGACCATTGAGATCGAGCCACTGGTTGAAGCTCTCGTAGTAAGCTTCGGGCTTGCGCTTCACCCCCATGCGGTTGATGACGTAGAGGCGCCGCTGGCCCCGGTCGAGATGCAGCGGCCTCGCCTCGTTCGAGAAGAGAATGATGGCGTGCCGGTTGGGTATCCAGAAGCGATCCCGGTTCTTGAGGTTGACGGCCAGCGTTTCCGGCGGCGAGGCGAGGAGCTGGTTGAGGCGCAGCTCGATCCGCCGAGACACGAAGTTGTTTCGCGACTGCCCGGTTTCAGAAATGATCAGAAGCTTGGATTTCAGGTAATCGTTGAACTGGTTCTCGGCCAAGTAATCGACTTGCTCGTTGCGATAGTTATGGGCGCCGACGGCCAGCTTGATCGGCCCGAGCATGGTGTCTTTGCCGAGCCCCTGGTCGCTCATCACGATGTAGTGCCAATTGGGCTTTTTCCCCGGGAACTGGGCCACGTAGGCGCACCACTTCACGAACTGCTCGCGCTCGTCCTTGCCGAGCACCAGGTCGACGTGATCCAGCCAGACCTTGACTTGCCCGGGCGGCACCGGGACCGAAGGGCGGGGAATGGTCGTCTCGTTCCAGTAGTTGAACACCCCGTCCCGCGAGATACGCATGTCGCCGGGAGCGTAGGTCAAGCCATGCACCACGGGCTTGTCGGGCCGCGCCATGAAGATGTCGGCGGCGAGCTGGCGGGCGATCTTCTTCGGCGAGGGGATTTGCAGCTCTTGCAGCAAGGTCCCAATGTTTGGCGCAAAGAGATCGGCGAAGGACTGCCGAGGCAGCAGGGCGCCGGTCACGGTGTTCAGGATGCGCCCGTCCGGGGTGTAGTGGGCATAGGTCTGCTTGATGTGGTTCCAGATCGGGGTCAGCAGGATCGGGTCATCGGGATCGAGGCCGGGGAAGCCGGTCGGCGGCAAGACACCGGGGATGCCCTTGAGCAGCTTGAGCAATCCCAGCGGCCCATACTTGAGAGGCTGCTGCAAGACGCTGCGCCAGACGCCCTCGGGGTCTTGTGTCTGGGCCCGCCCGAAGGCCCATTCCAACCAGAGCATCTCGGCCTGGAGCGTGTTGGCGACCGGGCCGAGATGCGCGGCAAGCGCGTAGGCGACGCTGATCCAGTTGTCGTAATCGTCGAGCCACAAGTCGATGCCGTTGCTCGTCTCGCCCGGCGGCACGTCGCGATTGGGAAGCGAGGCCAGGAGGCGGGAGGCGTCCTGGATGGCGGTTTGGATCACCTTGGGATTTTGCGGGGGTGAACTGTTCGGAGGCACCGAAGACACCGCGGGCTTGTGCCCCGCAGCCAGGCCTTCGAGATTCTGGTTCCCTTGAAGTTGCCAACCTTGTTGATCTCCCAACTCGACAATCAGGCGCAGCAGCTCGACGAGCTTGGCCTCATCCAGCAATGGTATCTCTTCGAGCTTGAAGATGCGCCTATCCCACACGTAGGAGCACTTGGTCCCGGGATGCGTGCCAAAAATGACGGCCTGCTTGTCGTGCCCCAGGAGCTGGATTTCGGCTTCGGAGACACCGTTGCGGAACTTCAGGTTGCAGTTGGCTACGTTCTTGTTCACTCGAAAGACAAAGGCATCTCGGAGATGCTTGGGATCGGCGACGTAGCGGCGAAGCGGCTGCATGCCGAGCGCCCGGAACGCCTCACTTAGAATGTCCGAGAACTCCTTGCCCTGGTCGTTGTCGATGACGGCGAAGCCGTCGCCCACCACGAGCCCGACATTGGCGTGCCAGTCCTGCCAGAGCTTTGCCGTGTCGTAACTATGACAACGGAAGCGCGCATCGGTGAGATCGACGCCGGTCCAGCCGCCCACGGTATAGCGTCCCGGTGCCTTGCCGAGCGACTTGCGGGTCAGCTTCGAAGTAAGCGAGATGGGGGCGGCTTCGGGCGGCGTGACGGGGACGAGATGCGGGCCAAAGCCCATGTCGAACAGTTGCACGGCATCGAGCGTGAACATCGTTCCTCCCCTCTAGGCTTTGGCGTAGCGGTCGGCGACATAGCCGGAAGCCGAAAGGGGCATCCCCGGCGCCCAATCCGGCGGCGTGCTCATGATCCGCTTCAAGACGCGCAGCGTGCCGTCAGCATGCTCTTCCTCCACGAGGGCGACAATCTCGTCGTGGATAGTCGTCACCAGCGTCCTGGGAAAGGCCCGGTCGTAAGTCACCATAGCATCGGCCAGGAGGTCGCGGGCGACGGCTTGCGTGACGTTTTCCACAAGTTTGCCGCCATAGGTTTCCTGCGGTCCCCACTGGCGTGTGAACTGGTTCACGCCGTCATAGGTGACGCGCCCCGAATGGAGACGCACGTTGCGGTAGACAAGGTTGCCGCCGGAAGGCTTCTCGATGAGCAGGGAGCCCGCTAGACGGCCATTGGGATCGGCGCGGCGAAACCCCACCCCGTTCCGCCAAAAAGGGACGCCGGGGTGCATGATAGCCTCACGCACGCCGCTCTCATAGGCATACCAGAGATCGACGATGGGCGAGTTGGCGACGCGATAAGCATGCACGGCTCTTTCGGCTTCCACAAGGCTCAGATCGAGCCCGTAGGTCTTCGCCGTCTTGCGGAATTTTGGTGCCCCCATGCCGTAGCCACAGGCAAGGCGAAGCACCTTGCCGAATTGCCGGTCGGTCGAGCCCACGCTTTGCGCCGTGAAGGTGTAGATGTCCTCGCCGCGCCGGAACACGTCAAGCAGCAGCTTGAAGTCAGCGAGCCACGCCAGGACGATAGCCTCTATGGCATGGTAATCACACACGACAAAGGCGTAACCCTCGGGTGCCTTGAACACCCCTCGGAGACATGAAGACACCACGTCGAGCGGGCGTCCGAAGAGGACCCGGATGCCTTCCCCGTCCAGCCCTCCCAGGATGTGCTCGATTACTGTCTTTACGTGCTTGGTGATCGGCCTCGGGAAATTCTGGATTTGCGGGCCTCGCCCAGCCCAACGAAGGGTTCTCACCGCGCCGCCATACTGCACGAGATTGCGGGCCCGCCCGTCATCGGCCCGGAAATTGGAAAGTGCTCGTAGTTTCGCCGTCGAGGTCTTGGCGGCTTCGGCCCGCACGGCCAGCGCCTCCCGGGCTTGAAGGGGAAGAGCCAAGCATTCCGCCGAGCCCATGAAGTCGAGCAGGGTGTCTTTGCCGAGAGTGTCGTGCGGATAGCCCTGGTTTTTCAGCCAGGCCAGCAGCTTGCTGTTCTGCGCCGTCGAAATCACTTCGTTGTTGGTCAGCAAGGCGAGACGCGGGTTGAGCTTGAGCAGCTCTTCCAGGGTGATAGCGCTCAGCGCGCCGATCAGGTCCTTATCGACCGGCATGCCGCGCTCGTTCATGTATTGATCCACGAGCCAGATTTGGCGCTCGCGCTTGGTCATCCTGGGAATGAGACGCCAGACAGCGCGCTCGGCTTCCACGTCAGCTCGGTTATAGTCGATGAGCTGGATCAGCTTGCCCGGGTCTTCGTCGTGCCACCAGCGAGGCCTTCCGGCTTGATCGAAGGCGCGCGGGCGCGCCATTCTTCTCATCAGGGCCGTACCGGCCTTGTCCTTCTGATGCGGCGCCTTCACGGCGCTTGCCGCGTCGTCCAAGCCTAGCGGCAGACCGGCGCACGCGGCTTGCGCCATCGTGCAGTGGAACTGCTCTATGGGAAGCTTGGGGAACTGGTAGCGCGGCACCAGAAGATTGTTCCAGACGGTGCGCTCGAAGGTAGCGTTCCAGGCGTGGATTTCCGCGCTGCTTCGGACGGCCAGCATCAGGTTGAGAATGACGCCGCGAAGGGCGCCAGAACCAAAGGTGAAGCTCTCCACGGGATCGTCGTCGAGGGCATAGCCGCAGACGATGGGAACAGTGTCTTTATGCTTCGACCACACGTCGACGCCCACTTCGTCGAGACGAAGCGGGCTCGCCAGCTCCAGATCGAGGTGAACGCGCATCGACGCTTTCCAAAATAAAAGAGGCCGGGTATTCGGGGAGCCGGGATCAATGGCTCAGACCGAACCCCAGCCTCTTCGGGGGGTAGGCCTCCAGCGTCCTAAAGCCCCACCCCCCTATCCCCTGGACGGCAGGGTTCCGGCGCGCCGGTCCTCAGACCAGGGGGTTCAAATCACACCAACTCTTCGTCGAAGTCGTCGGGGAAGCTCTCGGATGCGGCCTTGCGGCCATCGAGGCGCTTGCCTTCGCGCAGGAATTGCACGCTGTCGAGGAAGAGCCCGACACCGCGATTGCCGCCCGTCTCATAGGCAAACGGGCGCACGTTGGCGCGGGCCAGCCAGCCCGCGTAAATATCGCTGAAATCAATCACGTCCTGGCGCATCGCGTTGACGACACCAGGCTTGTCCTTGCTCCAGGGCGAGATGAAAATGTCCCCCTTGTGATAGCCCTCGTAGACACCGGCTTTCTCACCACCTTCCCGGAAGGGTGACTTTAAGTTGGGCGGCACCTTGTTGGGCCAGCGCTCCTTGACGGCGACATCAATAGCTTTTTCGAGGTTCTTGAACTCCTCGCGCGCTTGCGCCGCCTTGTCGAAGATCAAGGTGAGCGAGAAGCGCGGTTCGCCGCCCTCCGTGAAGGCCCTCGGCTTGACGAGGTTGAGGAAGCTCGCCACCCCCGGCGGGGTGAGGATCGAACGGGTTGCCATCTTTTTAATCCTTTCGGTCTATTGGGTCTTATTAGGTTACTTTACGTAAAACAAGAATGTGTGTCAAGGCCTCCTTTCTACATCACTTGTTCGTTTTCCGGCACCCAATCAGGGAAGCTGTCGATGGAGCGCTGGCGCCGCAGCTTGCCATAGGCGGGGCACTCCAGGGAAGCGGCACAGAAGAAGCAGTGATTACCTGGATTTAGAGGTAGAGGCTCAACCGCGAAGATGATCTCCTCGACGCTCGGCTTGAGAGTGCTGTAGGCCCAGTAGAACAGCTCGCCCACCGGGATCGTCCATTGCCTCACAGGAGTGCCTCCGGCGCGCGGCTGCACGACGGCCAGAGACACGAAGTCGATCTGCCCGGCCAGGTCGGGACGGTCTTTCTGGAGTTGCCCGTAGGCGCCCAGAGCGTAGAGCAAAAGCTGAGTATTCCCCACGACATTCACAGCTTTTCCACGCCCGAACTTGAAGTCGATGACGTAGAGCACCCGGTCAGCGAAAGCCGCGAAGTCCGTGGTGCCGAACAGGTCGTCGACCGGAAGGTCCTTCCAGAGCCACTTGTAGGAGAGCTGTTTTTCCACAGCCACCCACGAGGCGATGTCGGCGATGCTCATGATGGTCGTGCAGTAGAGAGACACGGCGTTCAGCATCTCGGCGGTGACGACGATCTCGGCGCCCGCCACTTCGAACTTCATGCCTTCCTTCCAGGGAATATCCTGGAGCTGGATGGCGGCTTCGCAGAGCGTGTGCGCCAGGGTGCCTTCCTTGGCGGCAAGGCCAGCCGTGACCGTGGTCGAGCGGTCGGGGTGCTTGTCCCATTCCCCCGGCGCGCCGGGGCAGCTCAGCCAGATGTCGGACGACGAAGGCCCGAGACGCGCGTGGCGCTTCTCGGGAACCGCCCCTTCTACCGCGTCAGTCAACGGCGATCCCCGCCTTGGTGAGCAGATCGAGCAGCGCCGCGCGGTGCTCGTCCTTGGCCTCCATGACGAAGGGCAGCTTCGTCGTCTTCTTGAAGGCGGGCAAGAAAGTCAGGATGGCACCGTCGCCACCGGCCCGGGCCGACTTCACGGCGTTCACGACGAGCCCTTTCAGTGTCTCCAGGTCGGGGAGAGTGCCGTTGTCTTTCCCGTTAGGGACCGACTCACTGGGTGTCTCCGGTGCCGGAGCTGCCGCCTCCGGTGTCTCTGCCACTGGAGCCGCTGTTGCCGGAGCTGCGGCTTTCTTGTCTTTCTTACGATGTTTTCGCTTAGCGGGCTCGGGCGCGACCTCAGCCTCGGGCTCGGGATCATTGGCGACGTTGACATTCGTCATGAGCCGTTGCTCGGCTTCGTTCAGCGGTTCAGGCTCGGGTTCGGTTTGCGCTATCATCTCGGAAACGCTCGGAAGCTTTGTTCGGCCAGCGATCAGCAGACTGGCGGCGCGCTCGATCTGTTCGAGCGTGCCTTCGAGGGTCAAGGTAGCTTTCAGCATCAGATTCTCTCCGGGAACAGTTCTTCTTGCTGGGGCTCAGGCTTGGCAAGGTCGGGATCGATGACGCGCAGGATGTCCCGCGTCTTGCGCGCGATGATGTTCATGAGGCGCTGGTCGATGGTGCCGGGAAGCGTCACGAAACGCGCCAAGACCGGGTGCTTCTGACCTTTACGATGGGCGCGAGCGATGGCTTGCGCGTTGCGCCCGGGAACCGGGCTCGGCTCGGCCAGGATGACGTTGTGCGCGGCGTGCAGAGTGATGCCTTCGCCAGCCGCGTCGATGGCCAGGATGATCAGCCGGTAGGCCGGGTCTTCCTGGAAGCTGTGAATAAGCTTGACGCGCTCGCCCATGCTGGTCGAACCCGTGATGACGAGAGGCAGGAAGGCCTTGAGATGTCTCG